GGATTTTACCTCCACGATTTACAGATTTGTCATTTGAGAATTGGTGGATTCGCGATAGGATGAAGATTGAGCAAAAGGACAATCTCTTTACAAAATCAAGGCAAAAAGGTTATTCGGAAGAAGAGGCTTGTGACAATGCTTATGAGTTTCTATTTCATCCGGGCTCACAGATTCTCATTCTTGGTGGAGAGGATAAATATAATGAATATACCTTTGGATTAACTTACAGAGGTATAATGCATTTAAGGAATACTCAGTTCTTTAAAGAATTAGAATCTGATCGTAATGATTATATTTCTACTAAACATACTAGTTCAGAAATGTTTTCTATTTCAGTATCTAAGAATGTTCAGGCTGGTTCCGGTAAAACTCCTTCTAAAGTTCTAATGGAAGAATGTGGTATTTGGAAAAAAGGGACTGTTAAACTTGTTGCAGAATATATTAAACCATCTATTGAGGCCGAAGGTTCAAAAACTGGTTACATTACTTATATCAGTACTGGTGGAGAAATTGAAGATGGTGTTGATGATATTGAAGAAATGTTTTATAGTCCAGAGAAGTTTGGACTTTTAGAATTTAAGAACATTTATGAAGATCAGATAGTATCCGATACCATGGTAGCTTCATTTACTCCTGCATGGAAATTTGAATTAGTTGACGAACAGGGTAATTCAAAGAAACAGGAAAGTATTGAAAAACTCAATAAAGAACGTAATGCCAAGAATGTCAATGAAAGGTATAAGAGTATTACAAATAAACCATTCTGTCCTTCAGAAATGTTCTTTGTATCTTCTGGTGGGTTTTTTGGAGAGAATAGGATTCAGTTACTTAATGAAAGATTGATCTGTATTCGTAATAATCGGTCAGAACAGATTGAAGAACGCGGTGTACTTGAATGGATTAATCGTGCTAAACCATTTGACGGAGTTAAGTTTATACCCAAATTAAATGGATGGCTAACTGTTATAGAAAGACCCGAAAAGGATTCTGGTGGTAATGTATATTTGAATTTATATCAAGGAGGAACTGATAGTTATGATCAGGATGAGGCTGAAACATCAGATTCCAAAGGAACTACTGTCATTAGAAAGATGTTTCGGCCGGGAAGTAAGTTAGTTAAGGCAGATGTTGCAATGATCAATGAGCGTCCTTCGGTAGAAGATGGTGGTGCTGAATTATTCTATGAACATTCTGCAATGCTTACAATGTGGTATGATTGTATGAATAACATTGAATATTCTAATCTCCGGATTTTTGATTGGTATAAAGTGCATGGGTTTTATAATCTATTGAAGGATCGTCCGGAACTTGCTTTTGCAAATAAGATTCAAAATACTCGGGTAAAGAATGTAAAGGGTACCGATAAGAGTTTAAAACCTCATATCCTTGCTATTCTTCGTGAAGATTTGGATCCGGAGTTTATTTCTCGTATGTATCTTACTGAGCAGATAAAGTTTTTTGCTAAGTTTAGATATGTGCCAGGGCAAAAGAGATTTAACTGTGATGTTACTATGGCGAGTGCCGAAGCTGCAACTGCTGCCAAGGAAGATCAATTTCTTGTTGTTAAAAGCAGGGATGAAGTTGAGAATAAGCGAAAGATGAAGGTTTATGCCAATGTAAATGGTCGGTTGGTTCAGAAATATGTATAAAGTCGCGCCTCGTGTGGGCGCGTGGATTGAAACAGAAATATATATAAGATGAATAAGATACCAAAAGATAGAGTTATAAGTCATAAAGAAGTTCAGGCACATGCCAGAGATAAGTTTGGTATAAAATGCAGAGAGATTGATCCATTGTTTATAAACAAAGTATTTAGGATGTTGCTATGGACTATTTTAAATGATAACTTTATATACACTCCATCAGTAATATTTCTTCCAAGAATGAAACCATATTATAATAAAGTGAAGTTTGTGGATAAATTGGATAAGAGACATATAGAAACATTTCGCAAGGTTAAGATCAAAACGCCAATAAGTTACAAGAACAAAAAATTCACAATATGATATTTCCTGAATTAATTTTGGCCGAAAGCGAAAAGACTGAAACTTGGGGCAATAAATGCATGCAAGCTATTAAAGATATGGCCCAGGTATCTAAAACAAAGCAGCACTATATAAGAGATAATACTAATTGGAAGTATTATCACAATATGATTGATGACTCAGAATATGAATATCTTACTAAGGTTGGCGATAATTATCTTCCGGCAAAAATCAGACATACTCCATTACAAAGACATTTTATTGATTCTCTTACATCTAAGGAATCGCGTAGGCCAATATCCTATTCAACAGTATTGTGTGACAAAACTTCCCTTCAGCAAAAGATGGAAAAGAAGATAACTGATTATCTTGGCCTTGCTTTTGAACGTGTCAATAAAACCTATAGTGACAATAAAAGAAAACTGACAATGATGGATCGTCAGTTTTCGCGTTATAAAGATCAGGTAAGTCAGAATATCGAAATGATGAAATCTGAAGCTGAAGCACAGGGGGTTGAACTCATTAAGAATCCCGAATTTCAGCAGAGGATGATTCAGATTGAAGATATGATTGATGAATTGAACTATCAACTTGAACAAGAAAAGTATAAGGTTAATAATGAATTGCTTATACCCGAAGAAGAGTTAAAGGGATTGGAACAATTTTATCTTTATACTCCACAGGATGTTCGGGAAGATATAGCGCAAAAGATCACTAACAATCTAAAAATCAAGTTAAATCTTCATAAGAAAAAGACAAAAAATTTTGTTACTCAGTGTGTTACTGGAAAGCAATATTATTATGTAGATTATGAGGATGGTATGAATATGCCAATATTTGAACCTGTAAGTAACTTTGATGTTTACTATCCGATGATTGAAGGTGTTGATTGGATTCAAGAAGGTCCATGGGTAGCATTAACAAGAAGGAGATCATATAATCATGTTATTGCTGAATATGGTGGCGAGATTGAAAAGAAGTATAGTAAAGAGAAGTTAAAGACATTAATGACTGCTGATTTTAATGCTCTTACCCAGGAGACTGCAACATTTGTTTCAACACCTACCAGTGGAGCTCTATTATATGATACTGGAAATTATACCGGGACGGTGAACTCAGTCGATTCGATTGTTGAATGGAAAATATGGTGGAAAGTACCTAAGATGGTTTACATTAAGGAAACTCCCAATCCTCATAAAAAAGGCACATACTTCAAACATTTTATTACGAAGCGAATGATCAATACGGATGAGTATTTCCTTCGTGGTGATTATTATTTGAATAAGGATGATAACAACAATAGATATTTAGCATCTGATGTAGAACCTTATTCTGAAAAAAAAGGTGAACGTACTCAGGTTAAATATATGACTGAGATATACCAGGGAGTTATTATTGGAGACATGAAATTGTCTTTTCGAAAAAAAGATAATGCATATGGTTCTGTTGACAATTATAATGAAAAACTTCTTCCTATAATTGGCAAGTCATATTCATCAATTACAGATCAGCCTTATAGTTTGATTTATAATACCAAGGGGTTGATGGAACTTTATGATATCGTTAATTATCATAAAGAACTTATGCTTGCACTTGCTGGTGCTAAAGGCAATGTAATAGACATTTCCCAAAAACCACCTTTAATGACGGATGAAGAATGGGAGTATCAGATTAAGATGGGTAAGTTATATATTGAAACTGTTGATGCAAATGGGCGACCCAAGAACATTTCATTTAATCAATGGCAGTCATTTGATAATACTCTTTCTCCCGCGATACAATATCTTGACAATATTCTTATGGGTATAAAAGAACTCATGGGAGAGATTATAGGAGTGAGCAGACAAACTCTTGGACAGGTGGTCCCGTCCGATCAGGTAACGACATTCAATCAAAGTATTAATCAATCTGCTTTGATCACTGAGATATTGTATTATGAGCATGATGAGGTGTTTAGAAGGGCTTATTCTCTTTGTAGCAATCTTGCATTGAGATATTGTTTTAAACCCAAAGAACTTTATGATATCGTGTATGAAGATAATGCGCGGGAGATATTCTCTATGCCAAGTGACTATTTTAAAGATGCTGACATTGATATCATCCTTGTAAATGGAAGTAAGGATGAACAGAATATGGAAGAGTTTAAATCAATCGCTACACAGTTATACGCTAAAAATGGTGGAGCTGTTCAGGATTTATTAAAGATATTCAATACAGAAACATTAAAAGACTTAGAAAAGAAGATTGAATATTTTGATAATAAAGCTAAACAACTTGCTGCGGAAAATGCTCAATCGAGTTTACAACAACAATTGGAGATTGAGAAGCAAAAAATTTCCTTTGCAAAGGAATATGAGAATCAATGGAAGCAAATGGAGTTTCAGATTGGTCAGGGCAAACTACAATTGGATGCTGCGAGGTTAGAATTTGACAAACAGAAATTTGCTCTTGAATCACAGATACTTCAACAAAAAACCGAACAGGATAAGAATCTTAAACTTCTTGAATTATTGAATGAGGACAAGTCAGAAACAAGTTTGCTGGCGGAGAACACTCAGGCAAGACAGATGGATCAGAAAATTCGGATGTTAGAGATTGAAATGAATGCTTTGTCTAATGCTATGTCGTTAGAATTTGGGGAGAAAAGTGATATGAGAAAGCATTTCCAGACATTGAAGAAAATAGAATCAGATAAAGAAATCAGACAGAAAAAGATGAATAAAGAACATGTTTCAGATAAATAATTACAGTCTAATAAATAATTACAACTATGCCAACTTTTAATTTTTTAATTCCGGGAGCAACTGGAGATCCTACAAAGCAAGCTCTAAGTGGTGGACCATATAGAAGTCCAATTGTTAGTCAGATTATGAATAATCCATCGATGGAAACATCACTTCCATTTTTTGAACCTTCAATGAATACAACACGTAGTCAAAGACGTGAAATAAAGCAAGATGCTAAATGGAAAGCAGAAGCATTTGATTATCTCAATCGTAAGGAGAAGGGTGAAAAAACTGTACCTAATTATGTCCATTTGGATTGGAGGGGATTTGAAGAAGGGTTGGCACAGAATGCTCCTGAGATTTTATCTGTAGTAGATGAATATAATGCAAGCAAACAAGCAGTACAAGCCAATCCATTCTCTCAAACAGAAGGAATGGATATTGCAAATGCCTTACGTGATCGCAGTCAGGTTAATACTGGTTTAGTAATGAATGAAGGTGCTGAACTTGGAAATGTTTTACGGACAGGAGAAGAACGAATAAGACCTAAAACTCCATTAACAAATAATTTTTATGTTCCACCACAGTTGGATATACCGGAAAAAACTACTCCAATGGAACTTGAAATTCCAGCAACCACTCCTGTAACATCAGTACAATCACAGGTAAAGGTTCCACAGAAGAAATTTGAAAAAGCTTTTAAATATGATAGTGAAAAAGTAGGAAGATCAGATAGTAAGACTACACAAAGAGCAACAAGTAAAATTCCTGTAGTAAAAAGAGGAACAGTTGGCAAAAAAAGTTCATCTGAAGGAATTTACGAAAGTGGGGGAGTAAAATACTATTTTGATAAAAATGGTAAGATGATTATATATAACTAATAATTCGAATATTAACTTTTAAATTTTACAACAATGGCAGAAGTAAGACAAGACACAGGTGCGGAATTAACGCAAGAACAGGTTACTGCACAACTTAATGCGGCAGTAACATTAGGAGAAGATGGTAAACCTATTGTTGCAACAGCAGCAGTAACTAAACCAGTAGAAGGTGATCTTGGATTCCCTTGGAATGTATT